CAGAAAGAAATGGGAAAATCAGGCAGATACACCGGAGACGTGGACTGTGATTCCAGATACCTCTGAAATTTGGACAAGCATTTAAAGACAAAGGGATTTAAAAATGGCAGATACCACCACCACCAACTTGGGACTTACAAAGCCCGAGGTTGGCGCATCTACAGACACTTGGGGCACGAAGATCAACACCGATCTGGACACGGTTGACGCGCTGTTCGATGCGGGTCCGGTGCTCAAAATCACCAAGGGCGGTACGGGTGCTGCAACGGCTGGCGATGCCCGCACGGCTCTGGGTCTTGCGATTGGCACGAACGTGCTGGCTTTTGACACAAACCTACAAGCGTTTGTCACAGCTTTCACGCTGCCGACTGCTGATGGCACGGCCAATTACGTGCTCAAGACTGACGGCGCTGGCACATTGGGTTTTGCTGCGACAGCAGCGGGTGACGTCACCCTCACAGGCACACAGACCCTCACCAACAAGACCATCGAAGCCGGTGTATTCACCAACGGCTACACCGAAGAAGTTGCGACAGCCAACACCAGCACGGCCTACACCATTGACTTGGCTGGCGGCTCTGTGCAGGTATTGACGCTGACCGGCAGTTGCACGTTCACGTTCCCCACTGCCACGGCTGGCAAGGGCTTCATCATCTTGCTCAAGCAGGATGCCACAGGCTCACGCACGGTGACATGGCCCGCTGCTGTGAAGTGGCCCGGTGGCACTGCGCCCACCATCACTGCCACTGCCAGCAAGCTGGACAAGTATGTCTTCACGGCGGACGGTACGAATTGGTACGGCTCCGAAGCTGGCAAGAATTACACCGTCTAAGGAATATTAATGTTTTCAAGTAATTCCTCAACGGTGTCGGGTGGTGCCAACTACATCGAAGATGTCTTCAGCACCTACCTGTACACGGGCAACGGCGCTACCCAGACCATCACCAACGGAATTGATCTGGCGGGTAAGGGCGGGTTGGTTTGGGGTAAATCTAGAAGTAATGCGGATAGCCACGAACTTTCCGATACTTTGCGAGGCGTAGGTAATCGGTTACTTTCAAATAATAATACCCAAGCACTTACGGGCGGCGATATTTCCGCTTTTAATTCAACAGGCTTTTCTTTGTCCGGCAGTGGAAATATCAATAAAGATACTTACACTTACGTCTCATGGACATTCCGCAAGCAACCGAAGTTCTTTGATGTGGTGACGTATACGGGCACGGGTTCTGCACGCACTGTAGCGCACAGCCTTGGTTCAATACCCGGTTGCATTATTGTTAAACGCTTAAATGCCGATGCCAATTGGCAGGTGTACAACCGAGATATGGGAGTTTATGCCCCCAACCCTCAATCGTATGCCACCGTCTTAAACGCAGATGGCACCTATGCGACAGGGACAACTTTTTGGAATGACACCAACCCAACAGACACAGTATTTACAGTTGGGTCAAACGCAAGTACCAACGCCAGCGGTGGAACTTACATTGCCTACCTGTTTGCCCACAATGCAGGAGGCTTTGGCCTGTCTGGTACGGAGAACGTGATTTCCTGTGGTTCGTATGAGGGCAACGGCTCTGCGAATGGCCCGATTGTTACGCTTGGTTACGAACCTCAGTGGGTGATGGTAAAAGTCGTTGATGGGACGGGCAACTGGGTTATTCTTGACACGATGCGTGGCATGAGTTTGACCTCAAGCAATCGGCTTTTCCCAAACACTTCTGGTGCGGAAACAGCGCTTAACCCAAGCATCGTTCCTACGGCAACAGGCTTTAAAGTTGCAACCACCGATACATCTTTGAATTGGTCTGGTTACACATTCATCTACATAGCAATCCGCCGTGGACCTATGGCCGTGCCTACGGATGGGACTAAGGTGTTTAAGCCTTTGGCTCGGACAGGTACAGGCGGCGCAACGGACATAACTGGGGTTGGATTCTCGCCAGATTTAGTTCATACGCAATCAAGGGATAGTTATGGCGCAAACGGGATGTTTGATCGGCTAAGAGGTGCGCCCGGACAACTTAGACCGGCTTCAACTGTAGCTGAACAAACAACAACTGATATTGCCGCTTATCTTATGGACGGGGTGGCTACAGGGGGAAGTGTTGCGTATATAAACGATTCAGGTATTCCATACAGCCTTCATTTCTTCAAACGCGCCCCCGGCTTCTTTGATGAGGTCTGCTATACGGGTAATGGTTCTACGCAAACAATCACACATAACTTGGGTGTTGTACCTGAATTAATTATTGGAAAGAACCGAACAACTGCTGGAAACAACTGGCCCGTGCTTTTTAATTTTGCTTCTACAACAATGAACTATGGGTTTTTGAACTTGACAAATTCATGCCCTAACGATACATACGCTAACGTAGGTGTGTTTTCTGCCGCACCGACATCAACCAGTATGTTTTTAGTGAACTCTGGTTCAATGAACACAAACACCAACGGTCAAGTAGCCTACCTCTTCGCAACCTGCCCCGGCGTCAGCAAAGTAGGCAGCTACACAGGCACGGGCACAACCCAAGCCATCAACTGCGGCTTCGCTGCGGGTGCAAGGTTCGTTCTCATCAAGCGCACGGACTCCACTGGCGACTGGTATTACTGGGATAGCGCACGGGGGATTGTGTCGGGTAATGACCCATATCTGTTGATGAACACCCTAACCGCTGAAGTGACCAACACTGACTACATCGACCCTGTTGCTTCTGGGTTTGAGATTAGTTCAACAGCGCCAGCAGCCATCAATGCTTCAGGTGGAAGTTTTATCTTCTTAGCAATTTCTTAAGGAAAACATATCATGCAAATCAGAATTCAATCAACCGGCGCAGTGGTCTACGAGGCAGAGTTTCGCGCCATGCATCCAAACACCAGCTTCCCTCCACAGCTAACGACAGAGATGCTGGCCTCAATGGGTGCCGACCCAGTGCTGGAAGGCCCACAGGCCACCACAGTGGCTCCGTACCAGTACAGCCAGCGCAGCGGTGTTGAGCAGGTTGGCGGGCAGTGGTTCACCAAGTACATTGCTGGCCCTGTCTTTACCGACCGCGCTGCCACCGATGACCAGCCAGCAGCCACAGCAGCAGAGCAGGAAGCCGCTTACAAGGCTTCCAAGGATGCAGAGCAGGCCACTGCTGTACGCGCCACCCGCACCCAACTGCTGGCCGATACAGACTGGACGCAGGTTGCTGACGCCCCTGTGGACAAGGCAGTATGGGCAGCGCATCGTCAGGCCCTGCGGGATGTGACGGCTCAGGCTGGCTTTCCTTGGACAATCACTTGGCCTGAGCAGCCTTAAAGTTATGGCGTCATGATCGATCCTTTTACCGCTTTAGCGGCCATCCAGACAGCAGTCAAGCTCGTCAAGACAGCCGCCCAAACGGTTAAGGATGTCGAGTCTCTTGGCCCTGTTCTGGGCAAGTTCTTTTCAGCCAAGTCGGATGCCATCAAGGTTATCCAGCAATCCAAGGCTGGGGGCTTCAAGGGCTCTGCGATGGGCCAAGCCATTGAGCTGGAGCTGGCCATTGAGCAGGCCAGAGCGTTTGAAGAAGAAGTCAAGATGCTTTTCTTTCAGAGCAACAAGATGGACGTCTGGGCCAAGATCATTGCCCGTGCGGCCAGCATCGACAAGGAAGCCGCCCACGATGCCCGTAGGGCAAAGGAGGCCAAGGCCAGACACGATAAAGAGGTCGATGAGGTCATCACGATTGTCTTGATGCTGCTGGTTGTCTTTGTGGTGCTTGGCGCCACGGGCTGGTTTGTTTACGAGGCCATGCAGCAGTGCAATGGCAAGTGCGGTTTTCAGAAAGGCTAATGATGGAAACTTTACTCAATCTACTCAAGGGCGCAGCCCCAATGCTGGCCACTGCTGTCGCTGGCCCACTGGGCGGCGCTGCCGTCTCCATGCTGGCAAAGAAATTTGATGTTGAGGACACTATTGCGGCGGTGGCCGAAGCCATTGCCGGCGACCCTCAGGCTGCACAGAAGCTGGCCGACCTTGAGCTTGAGTTTGCCAAGATCGATGCCGCTGACCGCGACAGCGCCCGCAACCGTGAGTTTGAGATGGCCAAGGCCGGAGCCACACCGATGGCCCAGTTGGTGGTGCCGATCTTGGCGCTTGGCACGGTGTCCACGACATTTCTGTTTATCGCGGCCTTGCTGTTCCTTGAGATCAAGACCGAGCAGCAGCAGCTAATCATCTTTGCCTTGGGCTACGCCACGGCAGCAGCGCAGCAAGTTCTTTCCTACTATTTCGGCTCCAGCAAATCCAGCCAAGACAAAACTGCCGCCATGACGAAAGCCGCAAAATGAACCTGACCGAGCACTTCAGCCTTGCGGAATTGACCACCACCAGCCACCGCCAGTTCGACAACACGCCCAACGATGTCGAGATGGCGAACTTGGTCAAGCTGGCCGAGTTCTTGGAGAAGGTAAAGACATACTTGGACGGAAAGCCGATTATGGTCAACAGTGCCTTCCGGTCCAAGCAGGTCAATGACAGTGTTGGCAGCAAGGACACCTCACAGCACCGCACGGGCTGCGCGGCTGACATCCGAGTACCAGGCATGACGCCGGACGCCGTGGTGCGGGCTCTGGTGGGCTCCAACCTGCCGTTTGACCAGATCATCCGTGAGTTTGACGCATGGACGCACATCAGCATCAGCGACAAGCCCCGCAGGCAGGCGCTCATCATCGACAAGTCCGGCACCCGCGTCTTTTCGTAATGATGCCGTCATAAGCAGCGGTCATCATATATTTATGAAAAACATGCCAAGCGCCGAGCAGGTGCTTTTGTTTGATAAATATATGGCCCACTGGCAGACGGTGCTGTCCCTCGGGGATTGGCGCATTGAGCGCGGCGTCAAGTCGGCCAAGAATGCGATGGCATCGGTTGAGATAAATCAGCCTGCCAGACTGGCGACCTATCGGATCGGTGACTTTGGTGCGGAGGAGATCACAGAATCAAGTTTGAAGAAGACTGCCTTGCATGAATGCTTGCACCTCCTGACATACGACCTCATTGAGACAGCCGCAGACCGTGGCGCTTCACCTGAGCAATTGGAGGCTGCTGAGCACAGGCTCATTAATGTGCTTGAGCGCGTTCTAACCAAGGATTGACATGACAGTATCGAAGACCAGCGACTCTGAATTTATTGAGCTTTGGAGGACACTCCAGTCGGCGTCAAAGGTTGCAAAGGCTTTGGGCACGGATCTATCCGGCATCCACAAGCGGCGTAGGGCAATTGAGGCCAGATACACCATCCAACTGGTGGCAAAGGATCAGCAGAAGGCCCAGCACTACACGCACCTCCAGACGGCTCATACGCACGCTGCACGCCACCAGCTTGGCATAGAGAACGGCGTGGTGATTGTGTTCAGTGACGCGCACTTCTGGCCTGGTATCCGCACCACCGCGTTCAAGGGCCTGCTGTGGGCCATCAACGAGTTCAAGCCCAAGGCCATCATCAACAACGGTGACGCATTTGACGGCGCATCCATCAGCCGGTTCCCTCGTATCGGATGGGATACAAAGCCCAGCATCATTGAGGAGCTCAAGGCTTGCGAAGCCTGTTTGGGTGAGATCGAAGACGAGGCTGGCAGGGCCAAACTGGTCTGGACTATGGGTAACCATGACGCAAGGTTTGAGAACCGGCTGGCAGCCAACGCCGGTGAGTTTGAGGGGGTCAAGGGGTTTTCACTGAAGGACCACTTCCCAGCGTGGACTTCCTGCTGGTCCTGCTGGCCCACAGAGGATGTGGCCGTCAAGCACCGCTACAAAGGCGGCATCCATGCGACCCACAACAACACGGTTGGCTCCGGCAAGACGATTGTCACTGGACATTTACACAGTCTTAAGGTCACGCCGTACGCCGACTACAACGGCAACAGGTTCGGCGTGGACACCGGCACGTTGGCAGACCCATCTGGACCCCAGTTCCTTGATTATCTGGAAGACAACCCCACAAACTGGAGAAGTGGCTTTGCCATCCTGACATTCTTCAACGGAAAATTGCTCTGGCCTGAGCTTGTCCACGACTTTGGCAATGGCTGCATTGAGTTTCGCGGCCAAGTCTACGATGTGTCCGACCTATGAGTGGTTGGCTGATTATTCTGGTGACCGTGATATACGCTGGGATTGCTGTGGAGCAGCTATTTAAGGGCAACATCCCGATGGGGGTGGTTTATGCGGGCTACGCATTTGCCAACATTGGGCTGTACTTGGCCGTTTAGGGTGCTCAAGGATGCCCCCCATCGTGAGAAAATAGGGCAAACTCTGAGGCAACTATGGCATACATCCCGCTACAAATTCCACCGGGCGTCTACCGCAACGGCACCGAGCTTCAATCGGCTGGCCGCTGGTTCGATGCCAACTTGGTGCGCTGGAAGGAAGGCTCGATGCGGCCTGTCGGCGGCTGGCGCAAGCGTTCCGAAGACACGGTTTCGGGCAAGGCTCGGGGCATGATTACATGGCGTACCAATGGCGCAGAGCGCTACATTGGCGTGGGTACGCACACTGGTCTGTATGTCTCGAATGCCACAGGCACGATTAAGAATATCACCCCCACCGGATTTACATCCGGCAACGCAAACGCTGTTGTCAACATCGGCTACGGGTACGGGGCTTACGGCTCCTATGCCTACGGCGTGGCTCGGCCAGACTTGGGCAACATTACGGTGGCCACGACTTGGGCGCTGGACACTTGGGGCGAGTACCTTGTCGGGTGCAGCGATGCTGACGGCAAGATTTATGAGTGGCAGCTTGGCTTTTCCACCCCCACGATTGCGGCTCAGATCGCCAATTCTCCTGTCAGTTGCCAGTCGATGATGGTGACTGCGGAGCGTTTTGTTTTCGCACTTGGCGCCGGTGGCAACCCCCGCAAGGTTGCGTGGTGCGACCAAGAAAACAATACGGTCTGGACCCCCTCGACCACAAACCAAGCTGGCGACTACGAGATCGCCACCACCGGCAGCCTGATGGCCGGCAAGCGCGTGCGTGGCGTGAACCTGCTGTTCACGGACAGCGATGTCCACCAGAGCCAGTACATCGGCCAGCCGTATGTCTACAACTTTGAGAAGATCGGCAGCGGCTGCGGCCTTATCTCCAAGCAGGCAGTGGCCGCTGTGGACACGATGGCCGTCTGGATGAGCCGGTCGGGCTTCTGGATGTTTGACGGTTATGTCAAGCCGCTGCCGTCTGATGTCAGTGATTACGTGTACCGCAACCTGAACACCAGCCAAGCCAGCAAGATATACGCTGTCCACAACAGCGCGTTCCGCGAGATTTGGTGGTACTACCCGTCAGCAGCCTCCAATGAAGTTGACTCCTATGTATCGTTCAACTACCAAGAGGGCCACTGGTCCATCGGTAGTCTGGCCCGTACATGCGGCACGGACAGCGGCGTCTTTGCCAACCCCGTGCTGGTGAGTGTTGACGGCTACGTTTACGAGCACGAGGTCGGCTTCAACTTTGACAGTGCCGTCCAGTACGCCGAGTCTGGGCCAGTGCAGATAGGGGTTGGCGACAATTTGATGTCGGCTCGGCAACTGGTGCCGGATGAGTTGACGCAAGGCGATGTCACCATGACATTCAAGACCAAGTTTTACCCCAACGGTGAGGAATCATCGTTCGGCCCGTACAACATGGCCAACCCCACGGATGTGCGGTTTACGGCTCGTCAGGTCAAGATGCGGGTGGAGTCCAACGGCAATGACTCTTGGCGTCTGGGCATACCTCGGATTGAAGCTGTTCAGGGTGGAAAACGATGAAGTTGCCACGGTCTCCTGAAAGATACGATCCACGGGATCAGGATGCCACACGGGCACTGATTGAGCGTGATGATTTAATTAACTTCAAACGCAATCAGGACGTGGAGGTCAGGACTCGATTGATCTTGGCCAGCCCAAACGGCACAAGGTATCAGATAACGGTCAGCAATGCCGGTGCGATTGTGGTGACAGCACTATGACCGACACGTTTGAAGAGCTCAATAGATGTCGCAAATTCATCGAGGCGGCTTTAGAATACTCACAAGGGACACACACCTTTGATGACATTGCTGCCGGTGTTTTAAATAAGCGCTTTCAATTGTGGCCGAATGCAAATTCGGCTGTCATCACAGAGATAGTTGTCTACCCACAGCTCAAGGATTTGCACTTTTTCCTTGCCGGTGGAGACCTCGACGAACTCAAAATCATGCGCCCGCACATCGAAGGATGGGGCAAGTCAGTCGGATGCTCAAGGGTATCGCTGGCTGGCCGCAAGGGCTGGGAGCGAACCTTTTTGAAGGACGAGGGATACAAGCCAGAGTGGTTTATCCTTTCCAAGGAGTTGATATGAGTCTCGGTGGACAAGAACTTTTAAATGCAATCGCGCCGTCAAGTGATGGCTCTATTCCAGTTTCGGCATATTCTTCTGGCGGCAAGGGCGGTGCCCTGACCCCAGAACAAGCGCAGGCCTTGCAGTACTACGTCGCATCACAGCCTGCTGTGATTAATGCGTTTAGCAACGAAGGCCGGATTGTTGACCCCACCTTGCTGGCTCAACAGGCGATTCTTGCGCGTCCGATGAGGCAGACTGCGTACCAGCCCCTGCTGTCGCGTTATGTGACGTCCGATGGCACGGGCACTGGCGGCACGGGTGGCGGCACGGGTGCAATCAGTGCCCCACGACCCAGCTACACCGGCCTGATGTACCCAAGCGTCCAGCGGCCAAGTATTTCCGTCCCAAGCTACACCAGCCGGTACGCTGGCACTGATTCTGGCGGTGGTGGCGGCGGCACTGAGGCACCAGCAGGCGGTGGTTATGTTTCGGTTCCTGACTATTCAATTCCCGTTAGCGAGATGGGCACGTATGTCGGCAACACGATGATTGATCCCAGCCCGTACACGGGCGTAGGCAATCCGGGCGAGGAGGCTGCTGCCGAGGCTTACGCTTACGCCATTACTGAAGCTCAAAATCAAGCCGCTGCTGACGCCGCTGCTGCCGCCGCTGCTGCCGCCAGCGGTTTGATGGGCGGCTTTGACGGAAACTTTGGCTCTGAAGCCGGACCGGCGTCCGGCCTTTCCAATGAAGCGGGCTCCACTGACGCAACGGCGGCAGCCGACAACAGTGGCAACACCTCAAGCGACAGCGGCGGTGGCAAGATCGTTTGCACCGCCATGAACCAGCAGTACGGCTTTGGCTCGTTCCGCAATGCCATCTGGTTGAAGTACGCTGAAAACAATTTGACCAAGGCCCACGAGGCTGGCTATCACGCCCTCTTTTTGCCGCTGGTTGACTTTGCGTTCAAGCAGGGTGACGGCAAGCTGAACCTGCTGACCCGCAAGTTCCTTGAGAACTGCGCACGCCACCGTTCACGTGACCTTCGGGCCGAAATGCGCGGCACAAAGCGCGACCCAATCGGCATGATTTATCGTTCTATTCTCGAACCGCTGTGCTATGCGGTCGGCAAATTTAAGGGGTACTGATATGAGCAAAGGCGGCGGAAGCACACAAACATCCACGACATCCATTGATCCGGATGTCAAGGCTGCGTACATGGGCAACTTGGGCTATGCCCAGCAGGTTGCCAACGAGCTTGGCCCCCAGCAGTTTGCTGGGTACAACCCGCAGTACGCTGCCGGCGAGTCTCAGATTGAGCAAGCTGCGATGGGCGGCGCGGGTATGCAAAATCTGGATACCGCTGCCGACTTGACCCGTGCTGGCGCTGGCTACACGCCGTCGATGGTCGGTGCTAACCAAGCGGCCATCCAGTCCTACCTGAACCCGTACACGCAGGAGGTCATCAACACCGGCCTGACGGATCTGGAAAAGGCGCGGCAGGCTGCCATCCAGCAGACCGGCCAGCAGGCAATGCAGGCCAAGGCGTTTGGTGGTTCGCGCCAAGGCGTGGCCGAGGCTCTGACAAACCAGCAGTACGGCACGCAAGCCGGCAACATGATCGCCAACCTGCGCAGCCAAGGCTACACGCAAGCGCTGCAAGCAGCGCAGCAAGCCGCACTGGCCAACCAAGCCGCCGGTATGCAAGGCGCTCAGTTCCGCATGGGTGCGGCCAGCCAGCTTGGTGGCCTTGGCCAACAACAGACTGCCGGCCAGTACCAAGCCGGTGGCGCATTGATGGGTCTGGGTGGTGCCCGTCAGCAGTTTGCACAGCAGCAAATGGATGCAGAGCGCAACCTGAATCTGCAACGTCTGAGCCTGATGCAGGGTGCGATTGGCTTGAACCCTGCCAACCTTGGCGGGACAAGCAGCACGCCGGTTTATCGCAACGCCGCCTCTGGTGCTTTGGGTGGTGCAATGGCTGGAAACATGATGTTCCCAGGCGGCATTGGCGCCATCGGTGGTGGTCTGCTCGGTCTTTTCAGTTAAGGGGACATCATGGCCGGTTTTATGGATTACTTCACGGGCGGCGGCGCTGGCTCCGACTTCTTTGGTGGCGATGCCAGCGGCGTCAACGACCTGCTGACTGCACAGCAGCAGGAAGCCATCAAGCGCCAGAGCATGATGGCGATGGCGGCTCAGTTGCTGCAAGCTGGTGGCCCATCGGCGCAGCGGGTTGGCCTCGGCCAAGCGCTGGGTCAGGGCTT